TTACCAATCCCCCTCCGGTGGATCCGTGTCGAGCAGGTAGCGGCCCACCCAGCAGACGCGGCCGAGGATGACCTGGTGGAGGGGGACGCCGTCCAGGTCGAGGATGGCGGGGGCGAAGGCGCGGTTGTCGGACGCGAGCACCAGCTGGTGGCGGTCCTGGTCGAGGCGCACCCGCTTCACCCGGGCGTCGTTGCTGTTGGGGGACCGTCGCACCAGGTAGATGGCGTTGTTCCGGGGCTTCAGACGGCCCCCCATGGCCGTGTTGATGAGGACGATCTCCTTGTGGAGGATCGTCGGCTGCATGGACTCCCCCTCGCACAGCAGGAAGAAGAGGTCATTCTCGGTTCCGCCCCCGCATTTGTTGAGGATGCGGGAGGCGAAGTCGCGCCGCAGGGCGTAGCGGCTGGCAGCTGGGCCGGGATCCTGGATCTCCCCGCCTGGTCCGCAGGTGGCGGTACCCACAATGAGTGGACGATCAAGGAATGCGTCAGAGAAGGACAGGGGAAGGGGTTCCCCAACGATGTCAGCGGACCACATGGGGCCTTCCCCATGGAAAAGCCAACGGGCCGATACCCCATGGATGAGTTGTAGTGCCAAACAGTCGGAAAAGGCGAAAGCAGATCCACCGCTCTCCCAGAGGCTGATTGTCGACTTCGACCTCCCTATGGGGTCGCCAAAAGCCTCGCCAGATAGGCCCAGGGCGAGCCTTGCGGCTCTTATCCGCTCCGACCTGGCTTCCTTGGTGATCAGTTGATTATTCAAACCAACCTCTTGTGCGGTTGAAATATTCGACTATCCTGGACCTGTTGAAGCTCTGAACTCAGAGCAATCGGAGACCCAGGATGCAACCGAAGAACCGCCGCCGCAAGCGGCTGGCCTATGGCCTGCCTCACAGTATGGAAGCCTTCGCCCGGAGCGCCGCCGATGTGCAGGTGCTGATGTCGGGTGGAATCAATCCAGACGGAAGCCTGAAGGCCCAGACCATCCGGGCCCTCTTGAAGCTCAAGGGCTACGACCTCAAGCCACTGGCTGAACTGCATGGGTTCCATGACACCTACATGCACCAGGTCATCGATCGCCAGCGCCACGATGAGCGGATTGAAGACCTAATCGCGGAGTGCTTAGGGCTCGAATCAAATCGAATCTGGGGCCGCACACAGCTGGAGCAGGGGGCATGAACTCCTTGGCCACCACCGTGTCAGGCGACAGGCTGTCGCCTGACTGTCGCCTGTTATCCGGGCGATCAGCCGACAGCCGAGAGCATTCAGGCGACAGGTCGAAAGCAGCGCCATCTTTGCCTTTGTCTCCTGGAGCACCGGTCGGCGCCGGACAGGTCGTGTCGCCTGATTGTCGCCAGATCGGCACATCAGAGGCTGCAGACCTAGCTGGCGTCAGCGAGCGGACCATCCAGCGCCTGGTGGTCTCCAAGAAGCTGCCGGCCGAGCCAGTGAAGGTGGAATCCGGGCGTAGGGCTGGACGCAGCAACTTCTCTATCAGCCCCGAGGACCTCTTCCGGGTCTACCCCCAGGCCCGCGCCGCCTACGAAGCCCGCCAGTCCGCCCAGACCTGCCCGGTAGTCACTCCCGAGCCCCGCATCAAGCGCGATCCCCAGCAGGTGGTCCTCCGAGCCAATCCGGAGGCCTTGCAGCGGGCTCGCCAAGTGCAGCAGGCCCGCCTGCGCCTCCTGGAGCAGACACGCCTCATCCTGCCCGAGCAGGGGGCCCCGCGGCGGTCGGTCAAGAAGGGCCTGCCTGGCGCAGTGCGCCAGGCGGCCTTGGCCTGGCTGCTGACCAGCCCCGAGGCCGAGGAGGTCCGCCAGGTGCTCGGGGAGATCCCCAGCACCAGCACCCTCAACCGCTGGTGGGCCGCCCTGGCGGCGGATCCCTCCGGCGAGGCCCTGCGCCCTCAATGGAGTGCCTGTGGCCGCCCCCGCAAGGTAGAGCAGGATCCCGGGCTGCTGGACAAGATCACTGGGGCATTCTCCCACTCGGGCAGCTATGCCCTGGCGGCCGAGCATCTGCAAAAGCAGGGCGTGGTCATCAGCGAAGCCACCCTGCGCCGGGTGGTCAGTGCCCTCGATCCCGCCATCCGCATGGGCCTGCGGTTCGGGGCCCGGAAGGCCCAGACGGACCTGGGGCCCTATGTCCGGCGCCGCCCGAGCCTGCCCTTCCAGTGCTGGTCCATCGACGGCCACACGGAAGACTCCATGTGGATCTGGGAGGATCTGCTGCCCGGGGAGCAGCCCAAAGGGTTCCGACCCAATATCTATGCGGTGCGGGATGTGGGCTCAGGCGCCCTGCTCAGCCTGACGGTGGGCTACAACCTCAACCGCTACCTGCCCTTCATGGCCATTGCTGAGGCCATCCTGCGGACGGGCGTCATCCCCGAGACCATCCAGTCGGACAACGGCCGCGAAGTCCGGAACCGCTTCTTCCTGGGCGACGAGGACATGGTGGGTTACTTCCCCCAGCTCGGAATGGGCTGGAAGGACGGAGAGGCTCTGTGGCGCGGCGCATTGCCCTACAACAGCCGGTCTAAGCCGGTGGAACGGGATTTCTTGAATGTTAAACAGCGGTTTTCCGCCCTGATCCCCACTTTCACCGGAGGAACTCCCAGCTCCCGCCCCGGCGATCCAATTGCCGAGGCCCTGCGCCGAGGTCAGATCGAGACCCTGGACAGCCTCAAAATCCGGCTGGAAGCCTTCCGGGCGGAAGAAATGGAGCGCGTCCGCGCTCTGCATGGGCACCGGATCCACCCCCATCAGGCCCTGGAGCAGGCCAAGGCCCGCCTTCTGCGGGAGCTAGGCCCAGACCACCCCCGTTTCATTCGCCCTGGCGAGGAATGGCGCGTGTTGCCGAGCCTCAAAGCCCAGAAGGTCCGAGCCTATGTCACCTGCAAGATCGAGGGCCAAGAGCTGCGCTTCAGCGCCCCCATCTTGCATGAGATCGACGCCGACAACCTGACCGTGCGCCTGTCTCCATGGGATGTGCGCCAGGCCTGGCTGTGTCGTGGTGGCGAGCTGCTGGACACCCTCACTTTCGTGCCCGATGGGCCAGAGTTGGGCGCTGCCGAGACGGATGTCGTCTCGCTCCGGATCATGCAGAACGCCAAGAAGGCCCAGAACGCGGTCATCAAGCGGGCGGAACTGGAGCGCGATCGCATCCGCACGGCCGAGGGCTTCCAGATCGGCCGCCCCACCTTGAAGACCGTCCCTCAGGCCCCCATCGAAGTGAGCGACTTGACGGACGACCAGGTCCACCGCGCTCATACCCAGCGGATTCAGCTGGGCCTGCCGGAGCCTGCCGCTTCCGCGTCCCCCGCCGAGTCCGAGGCGCAGCCCCTGACGCCCCAGGGCCGCGCCGCCATCAAGGATCGCCTGGACTGGTGCCGCTACATGCTCACCAACCCGGAAGACGCCGACGAGGCCGAGCGCCGCGACTTCCAGCGCTACCTCGACCAAAACCCCCTCGTTCGCCAGCAGCTGGGCATCCCCGCCTAGCCAACCCACAACCCATTCCTTCGGGAGGAGGACCCTTGCACCAGCAGTTTTGCCACACCGTCAGCAATGTCACCCGGCTTTTGGCCGGCGTGAGCATCGTCCAAGAGCGGGGGGCCGTCGAGGCCTGCCTGATGCTGGTGACCGGCCAGCCCGGCCTCGGCAAGACCGAGACCCTGGGCTGGTATGTCACCCAGCAGCCCTACGCCGTCTACCTGCGGGCCAAGTCCGGCTGGACCCGCCACTGGTTCCTGAACGACCTCCTGGCCGAACTCGGCGAGGCCCCGGCCCGCCTGACGGAGGACATGTTCAAGCAGGCCTTGGCCGCCCTGGCTCGCAAACCCTATGTGCTGGTGGTGGACGAGGTCGAACACGCCCTGGCCGACACGCGGGTGCTGGAGGCGATCCGCGACTTCAGCGACCTGCTGCGGCTCCCCACCGTGCTGGTGGGCATGGCCGAGGTCCGGAACAAGATCGCCCGCCATCCCCAGGTCCAGAGCCGCATCGCCACCATCGTCACCTTCCAGCCCGCCACCCTGGAGGACATCAAGGCCACCGCCGCCATGCTCCTGGAAGGTGGCGTCTCCATCACCGATGAGGTGGGCGAGCTGATCCACACCCGCTCGGAAGGCCGGATGCGCCTGGTGCTGAACGGCCTGGCGGCCTGCGAGCGGGTGGCGCGTCTCCGGAAGGTCAAGGTGGTGGGCCTGGCCGAGGTCAAGGATGTGGAACTGGTCCACGACTGGCAGGCTCGGAAGCCCCAGGCCCTCAAGCCCCTCGCCAAAGTGGCGCAGCCGTGACGGCCAACCGGATCCTTCAGGCCCTGGCGCCCGATCCCCAGCGCCTGGGCGACCGTGTTCCGTTGCGGGACCTGGCCAAGGCTCTGAACCAGAGCACGGAGGAAGTGCGGTTCAGCCTCTACGGGCTCATGGATCGCGGCCTGGTGCGCCGCTGCTGGAAGGGGGTCTATGCCATCACCCCCCGAGGCCAGGAACACCTGGCCGCCGGCAAGACCATCACCAGCGGCCCCAAGGGGCCCAGGATCCCGACGCCCTTCTCGCCCTCCACCCTGAGGTCAAGGCTCTGGCGGGCTCTGCGGCTGAAGCGGGTCGCCTCGGTGGATGAGCTGCTGGTGCTGGCCGCCAAGGGCACCGAGGGCAACGCCCGCGAGGATGCCCGGCGCTACCTGAACGCGCTGACCAAGGCCGGCATCCTCGACCCCGCCTACACCCGGAGCGGCCCCCAGCGCTTCCTGCTGCTGCAGGACACGGGCCCCCAGGCCCCCCAGTGGAACAAGCGCCAGAAGCGGGTCTTCGATCCCAACAACGGAGTGACCCATGACCTGGCGTGAACTCCTCGAAGCCGAGATCCGCGAGAAGGGCCAGTCCGCCGTCGCCCATGAACTTGGCTACTCGTCCACCACCCTCAGCCTGGTCCGCCGGAACAAGTACCCGGGCGGCACAGATCGCGTCGAAGCCAAGGTCCTTGAGGTTTTTGGCGAGGTGTCCTGTCCGTTCCTGGGCCAGTCCATTCCCGCTGATCAGTGCCGACGCACCCGCCTCGCCCCCGTTCCCACCTCCAGTCCCCGGGCCCTTCAGCACTGGTCGGCCTGCCGGACCTGCCCCCATTTCCAAGGAGACAAGCCGTGAGCCCCTTTCAACCCTCCGACCAGGTGGCGGCCTTCGCCTCGGCAGCCTACACCGCCAAGCACGCCACTTCACTGATCACGGACCAGACCAGCATCGAAATGGCCTGCGATGCCATCAAGGAAGCCATCATCCGGTCCCTGCCGCTGACCTCCACGGAGCTGGCGCTGGCGAACCTCATGCGGGACCAGGACGAACTGCCGCCGCCGACCCTTCCCCGGCTCCTGTTCGACCTGCAGGCCGGGATTTCCAAGCTGCGGGCCTCCGGGGCCCTGGTCGCATGAAACCGCTTTTCCACTCCCGGGCACTCGCCTGGGCCCTCTGTCCCCTGTGGCTGCCCGTCCTGGCTGCCCTCCACCTTCGGGACGCCTGGCGCCGCTGGCACCACCGCTACCCCGTCTGCCGTCTTTAACCCCACCTCAAGGAGCACTGCATGTCCACGAAAATCCCCGACGGCTTCCGAGAAGACGCCAAGGGCCGCCTGGTGCCTATCGAAACCATCAAGGAGGTCGATCTGGCCCGGGACGAGCTGGTGACCACCCTCGTCAAAGCCGCCGAGCAGCACTCCACCAGCTTGGCCGCTTTCAAAACCGAGGCCATGGGCACCATCAGCGCCTTCATCACCGAATCCATGGCCCGCTACAAGGCCAAGTTCGGCGGCGTGAAGGGCAATGTCACCCTCATTTCCTTCGACGGGCGCTACAAGGTGCAGGTCCAGATCCAAGACCGCATCGCCTTCGATGAGCGGCTCCAGGCTGCGAAGGCGCTGATCGACAAGTGCCTCAACAAATTGTGTGAGGGGGCAAATCCCGAACTAAAGGCCTTCGTGGACGATGTCTTCGAGGTGGACAAGGAAGGGAAGGTCAGCCCCACCCGCATCCTGTCATTGCGCCGCCGCAACATCGACGACAAGAACTGGAAGCGGGCGATGGATGCCATCAGCGAGTCCTTTTCCGTGACTGGCTCCAAGGCCTATCTCCGCTTCTACAAGCGGGTGGGCCAGTCGGATCAGTACTCCCCCATTCCCCTTGATGTGGCGGAGATCTGATGACCGCCCAGAATCCTTCCACGGTCCCCTTCCTGCCCGCGCGGCCCGTAGAGGCTGAACGACGCCTCTTGGCCGTCGTCTATGTGTCCGGATCGTACTCGGCCCCCACCCCCGCTGGGGTGGAGGGCCACATCCGGGCCGCCTCCGCCTGGACCACCTACCTGGTCGAACTGGGCTTCGCCCCCATCTGCCCCCACACCAACATCCAGCAGATCGGCCGCCTGGGCTACGAGGACATCATGGCGGTGGATTTCGCCCTGCTGGCCCTCTGCCGGGGGATCTTCATGCTCCCTGGCTGGGAGAAGAGCCCCGGGGCGGTTCGGGAACGCCACTTCGCTGAGCAAATGGGGATTCCCGTCTTCGATTCCGTGGAAGAGCTGCTGGCCTCAGACCTGCAGCGTCAGCCTCTCCCCTTCCACTCGTAGGCCGGCCATGTCCGAACCCGCCACCGCCGAACTGCTGCCCATCCTCGTCCGCGTCCAGAACCTTGACTACCTCTGGACGCCGGAGAAGGGGCTTGACCCCGCCGTGGCCCTCACGGTCTCCCCATTCATCTGGCGCGAGGCCCGGCGCTACGCCGCCACCGCCGCCAGGATCGGCTTGGAACTCGATGACCTGGTCCAGGAGGGGCAGCAGGGAGCACTTATCGCGGCCCGGCGGTTCGATCCCATCAAAGGCGCCCGCTACTTCACCTATGCGGCCTGGTGGATTCGCGCGCGGATCCTAGACGCCCTGCGCAAGCCCATGGTCCACATCCCAAATGAGACCTCCAGAGCCATGTGCAAGGGGGAGGGGCTTCCCTCTGTTTCAAGCCTCGACATCCCCATCCTTGAAGACGGCACCACCATCGCGGACTATCTGGCCTCTGAAGGCAGTGAGCACCTGGCCGATCTCCGAGTGGCTGCCGGGGAGATCCGCATCATCCTTCGACGGCTCCAGCCCAGGGAGCAGCAAATCCTCATCCGCCGGTTCGGCCTCTACGGCCGCCCCGAGGAAACCTTGGATGCCATCGGGACCAGCCTGGGCATGAGCCGTGAACGCGTCCGCCAACTGCAGGATCGGGCTCTCGCCCATCTGCGCAAACACATCCACCGCAAGGCGTGAGGGGAGAAATCATGCCAATGAACGAAGTTCAGCTCACCATCGAAGACGCCATCCGAGATCGCAAACGCCAGGAACGAGCCGAGGCCCGGAGCGCCAAAGAGCAGAGCAAAGCCCGAAAGCAGGCTACGGCCGGGGCGCCCCTTTTCAAGCAAGATGCTTCCGAGGTGCGCCATGGCTAAGGCTTGGCTGCCTGACGAAGTCATCCGCTGGCGATCCACGCCTCTGGGCGAGAGCAGCCACATCAAGGGCGGCCGATGCGTCGGCTCCTACTGGGAGTCGGGGGGGGGCAAATTCTTTGCCAGCTACCACCGCGTCGAGCGATTTGCCGGCCCTTTCAGCAACGCTTCCGACGCGCGGGCCTGGGTCGAAAGCAATGCCGTTGCCGAGTTCCAGGTGAAACGATGAGCCTCCAACACGCAGCCATCGACCTTCTCGATCATGCCGCCCAGGCCCTCACAGGGCTGGCGGATGGCTCCATCCTCCCCGGGGATTGCCGCTACGCCGGAGCGAAACTGGCCGCCGCTGCCACTCGCCTGCGCGTGGAGCCCTGCCGTCCGGAAGACATCCAGGCCTGCTTCAACATCATGTGCCAGGCCCGACCGCACCTGCAGTCCCTGAGGGACGCCACGCTGCCCGACCTCTACCGAGGCTGGATAGAAGCCGCCTGCTACGCCTACAACGCCGTCATCGACCTCCTGGAGGGCCTGCAAGCCTTCCATAAGCATGTCTCCCTCGACCAAACCGGAGTCCTCACGCTGGGCGACCGCCTACGCCGCCTCTTGCCCACAGGCTGGTGGGGCTCTCATGTCTAAAGAGGCCCGCATTCGCGAACTGCGCCACGAATTGGCCGAGCTGCGCGACCCAGGCCCAAAGGACAAGGAGGGCCACGCCCTGTTCCTGACGGTCCGCGACAGCTACATCAGCGACCTGGCGGAGCTGGGCGCCACCCCCGAGGCGCCCGCAGCCGCCCCCGTCACGCTCCGCCAGATCGTGTCCTTGAAGGTCCACCCGCCTGCCTCATCCCAACGACCCCTAACCCAGGAGGTGCGCCATGCCGACAGCCCCGGTAACGCCGGGGCCCCTGGCGCGCCTCAAGAGCCCGAGACCCCCATGCCCAAGCCACACCCAGCCGTTTCCACGGCTTCTCCGGAGGAGCTGCTCGATACCCTCCTCGCCAAGCTCAGCAACGCGACCGCCGAAGCCTTTACCGCCCTCGACAAGTCCGCCTTCATCAAGGCCCGAGGCCGGGTTTATCTGCACCGGAACGAGATCGCCAAGCTCGTGAAAGCGCATGGGCTGGAAGAGCCCCAGCTGCCAAAAGTGCCGACCAACCCGTGGGCATTTGCGCCCGGTAAGGTCACCGAGCGACCCACCACGCAAGACGCCCCCCCCCAGCAATTGGAGGTTCCCTCTGCACCGGATCCCGCCATGCCGCATGAGGCCGCGCCCATCCGCCCCATCGAGCCTCTTCACCCGGCGAGCGAGCAAGGCCTTCCTGAGGCCGCCGCCCGGATTCGCGCCCTGCGAGCCCAGGCGCTGGAGGTCCTGCCGCTCTGCCAGGGGCTGACCTATGAAGCTGGCCGAGTCGTCCACCGTGAGGTGGATCTCCTGGCCGATGTGCTGGCCATGGCGGATCGGCTGGCGCGGGAGGCCTCATGAAGCCCCGCGAGCGCCGCACCCACCCCTTCCTCCGCATCCTGTTCATCGATGTGGCCGACCTCTGGTTCCGGATCCTGCGTCCTCGGCTGCTGGGGGGCTTTCGATGAAGTTCCTCTGGATCGACACCGAGACCGGGGGCCTGGATCCCACTGTCCACAGCCTGCTCAGCCTGGCCCTGGTGGTGACCGAGCCCTCCGGTGACCAGGTCAGCACCGAGATCTTCTTCCGGCATCCCAACTACACCGTTGACCCTGAAGCCCTGGCGGTCAATCACATCGACCTGGTGCGCCACCATGCGCATGCCTGCGAGCCTGCCCACGCCGCCAGTCTCATCGCCGCTTTCCTCGGGCGCCACTTCCCCGGCGACGAGAAGATCCAGCTGGCTGGCCACAATGTCGGCTTCGACATCGCCTTCCTGGGCGTGTTCCTCCGCCAGCACTTCCCCGCCATCTATGCCCGGTTCAGCCATCGCGTCATGGACACCATGCCCCTGGCGCTGGCGCTCCAGGAGGCGGGTCTGCTGCCGGCGGGGAGCCTTGGGCTGTCGGCCCTCCTGGAGCACTACGGGATCCGCCTGGAGCCCACCTTGCGCCACACGGCCCTGGGTGACGCCAAGGCCACAGAGCAACTTTACCGATGCATGATCGCGGACCTTCGGACGGCGCCCCTGTGACCCGCCTTCGCACCGCTCCCCAGGTCAACAAGACCAACCGACTGCCCGCGGGCGTCTCCTGCACCTGGCGCCACCGGAAGGGCCGCCGGCCCTACTTCGAATTCCAGGTGCTCTGGGCCGACGCCAAGGGCTGCCCGAAGATCCGCCACTTCTATGTGGGCGTGGAGCCCACTCCCCTTCGACGCCAGCTGGTGCGCATGGAAGCCATCCCCTTCCGGCACGCCTACGAGCTGCAGCGCCTCACCCCCAACCCCAAGCGCACGAGGTAACCATGCAGGAACGCATCGTCCACATCGACACGCAGATCATGGCCGAGTCCCCCAACATCCAGCGCATCCATCGGAGCGGCCTCATGTCCGCCATCGTGGAGGCTGTTGGGCGCCTCCCGAAGCGGCCTGACACCATCGTCCCGCCCCAGCCCATCAACCGCCATGAGCGCCGCAAAGCGGCGGCGCTGGGACGGAGGGGGCGATGACGACCGCTAAAGGCCTCACGACTCGCCCAATCCTCCGAGATGACACCGGGCGTCTGGTTCGGATTCACCAGGTCATCGAGAGTCAGCACAAGGTTGTGCTCGAGCGCATGGATCGGGCGTCCCGTGAGCACCAGTTCATAACCCGCCACAAAGCCGAGGTGGACCATTACCCGTTGGTCCGGCCGAACGCCCACACCAACGGCCCCTGGAAGGCCCACCTCAATGCTCCCACCGCAGTCATCCCGGGCCACCTCATCAAGACAGACGATGACATCGGTCATCCGGTGGCCGTGCTTTGGCAGGGCGGCGGAACCGAGGGGAAGCCCCGCCAGATCGCCAACGCCCATCTCATCGCAGCCGCGCCGGAGTTGCTGGAGAATCTGTCCAACCTTGTGAGTTGGGCTGAGAACATGGGCCATTTCTCCGCCAAAGATCCGGTGTTCCTTGCCACCATCCGCGAGTCTAAAGTCGCCATCGCCAAGGCCCAGGGGAATGGGGCATGAGCACCCCCCTCCAAATCAAAATCATCCACACCCTGCGAGGCCAGATTCCGGGCCTAGTGAAGGACGATGTTTACCGGGACTTCCTGGAGAGCGTGGCCGGGAAGCGGAGCAGCAAGGACCTGACAGAGGATCAGGCCCGCCAGGTGCTGCGGGCCATGGAGCACCTTCGGGGCGGGCAGGCCGTGAAGGCCCGACGGCCCGCCGATCCGAAGGACGAGCCCAAGACCCGCCTCATCGGCCGCATCCTGCGAGAGGCCTACAGCGCGGGCTGGGACAGCCCAACCGAGCCGGGCCCCTTCGACGGTGGCGAAGTCGCCCGCCGGCAGCGCGTCCGTGGCCGCGTGCTGGACTGGCTGAAGACCAGCCACCCCCACCTGCACGGCACCCCCAAGCGTCTGGAGGCCTGGCCTATGGAAGCCCTCCAGCACCTCATGGAGCACCTAAAGGGCCTCGCCGGCGCCCAAAGGCGCTGGGGAAAGCGGTAGGATCTTGGCAACTCAACCAACGAGGAGAGAATGATGAAAACAATGACCGCCTGTTTGGTAGTTTCGGTCGCCCTGCTCGCGGGGTGCGCACCCATGATGACGCCTGATCCTGTCATCAAAGTAAGCCAGGATCCCTACACTGGAAGCCAATCCGTCGTTCTCAAGCGCGTCCAGGCCTACAGATGTAGCAACAATCAAGATGACTATAGAGATGTCACCCTTGGTGCCATCGCCATGAAGGGGAAAAACGGGCAAGTCACTTATCTTCTTGGGGCCACCTATTTGGGCAGTGGCTGGATGTTTATCGAGCGAGGATCATCCTTCCAAGCGTTGATTAACGGCTCACCTCGCATGTTTAACTCGGCGGAAGGGAGCCTGGGCTCCCGCGAAACCATGGGCGGATCAACTGTTCAAGAGATAGCAGCATGGGAGGTATCTCGCGCTGATCTTGAGGACATCGTGAACACGCAGGTGTTTCAGTTTCGTATCGTCGGCTCACGGATGAGTCTCGAGCGCTGCATGGACCCGCAGCACCGAGCCGCATTCAAGGGTTTTCTCGAAAAAACAAAAGACCTCTAGTGCAGATCCCATTTTTTTTGACGGACCCGCCTTGACCTAAATATGCAGCAAGGGATTAGTTCTAAGCCCCGCTCCGGCGGGGCTTTTTCATGCCACCGGCACCAGCATCCCCTCCAGTATGATCCTGGCCACATCCTCCCGGAACACGAGGACGCGACGGCCACCTCCAGGCCCCTTGCGCTGCCATATGCGCACCCTTGGGGCATCGGGTTGGCAGTAGGCCGCCCGGAATGCGTCGGGTGTCATGAGCACGGCCGCGGCAGCTTCCTTGGGGCTGATCCATTCTTCCGGGGGCAGCAGCTCGGCCAGGTCGTCAAAGGGCAGGCGAGGCGCGTTGGCCTGCAGCTGCTCCTGGCGAAAGTGTGCCCGCATCCCATATCCCCCACCTAAAGGTGGTCGGAAGCCGCCAACCGTGCAAACCGGCAAGGACAGGAAGTCCTATGAGACCAGGTCTTCCGCTGGTGATGGCCCTTCCTTTCTCCGACCTCTTGAGCACTCGCGGCGCGACCGTCCTCCCCTCCGATCGTGCGGACCTCGGTCCCGGCCCTGGCGCAATGCCAGGTCCGCCGCCCTCGGAGATCCATGTCGCTTCCTCACCCCCATGACCACCTGGTCCGTCACCTGCAGGCCAGCGCCGACCCTCGGGATCAGGCGCTGGCCGCTCTGCTGGTGGATCTGGATGGCATGAAGACCGCCGTCTTCGGGCACCCCTCTGAGCCCGAGGAGGGCCTGCTGACGCGGGTGAGCACCTTGGAGCGGTTCCGGGGCAATGTCCGGGCCTCGCTTCTGGTGGGCGTGCCCACCGCCTTGACGCTGCTCTTCGGCGCGGTGACGGCCTACCGGCACTTCCGGGATCTGGAGACCTCCTCGACCAGCCAGACCGCCCCGGGCGGCCCGGCCCCTGCTGGAAGGACGCCCGAATGATCGACCTCCTCCGCTCCATCATCAGCGCGCCCGGCTTCAAGGTGCCCGCGGCCCTGCGCAGCAAGGTGATCAAAGCTGTCCTCGCCCTGGTGGTGGCCCTGCTCAGTGCCATCACCTATCGCCTGAGCCATCAGGCCGCCCTGCCCGTGGCCGCCGACCAGCCAGGCTGGGAAGGCGCCCTTCTGGCGACCACCATCAGCTTCCGGGCCTGGGTGGCCCTTGGCCTGGCGGCTGCTTGCGTGGTGCTGGCCGTGCTGGCCTTCCAGCTGCTCGATCGCAGCGCCCTGGGCCAGCGGCTCTTCCACTGGGATACGGCGAAGGATTCGGGCTACACCGAGGCCAGCAAGACCCTCAGTGCGGGCGCGGTCTTCGCGGCCCTGCTGCTGGGTCTGTTCATCCTGGCCGGGGCGGTGCTGCGTTGACGCCCTTCCGATGGCGGCTCATCGCCATCATCCTTCTGGTCCTGGTGGCCTCCTGCGTCGCGACGGCAGCGGTCCCCTACGAGGGCACCTTCCGCGCTGTGGCCGGTACCCGCTGGATCGACCGAGCGGCGCAGGCCCAGGCCGAGAGCGCCTTCAACCCTCGGGCGGTGTCGCCTGTGGGTGCCCGGGGCATCGCTCAGTTCATGCCCGCCACCTGGAACGAGTGGGCCCCCGGAGCTGACCCTTTCGATGCCCCGGCCGGGATTCAGGCCCAGCACCGCTACATGCTCTGGCTGGAGACCCGCTGTGGCGGGCGGCTGGATCCTGCCTTGGGCGCCTACAACGCGGGGCTGGGCAATGTCCGTAAGGCTCAGCGTCTGGCCGACAGCCTGGGTCTGGTGGGACAGGAGGCATGGCTGAGGGCCTTGCCCCGTGTGACCGGACCCACCCATTCCGCTGAGACGGCGGGCTACCTCGTACGCAACCGACGGTTCCGGGCCCAGATCCGCCAGGGGGCGGCATGAATCGCCTCTCGGCCGCGCTCCTGCTCCTGGCCCTGGCCGCCTTGGGGGGCTTCTTCGGGGGCCTGGCCCTGGGGCTGCGGCATGCGCCCAAGGCGCTCCCGGCGCAGGTGCTGGTCGTGGGTGGGGACCGCACGGTTCCAGAGGCCGACCACTCCCTTCAGGACCTGCGCCCGGCGGCGAAGGGCAAGCCCCGGACCGTCGTGACTGCTCCCGTCGTGCCAGGGGAGCCCGCGCCGCCGCCGATCCCCGGCGCGCCGCGCCCCAGCTGGACCACGGACTGGACTTTGAACCTTCCGCAGGATCGCCCCTGCCCGTCGCCCACCCTCCATGTGGCCACCGCCCTGCGCCTGGAGGGGACCAAAGTCGTAGCCGATTCCACAGGCTGGGCCGAGTGCGCGGGCCTCCCGGTCTCCCTGGGCGGTGTCCGCCAGGTGGAGCGGCGGACGGAACTTCGTCTGCCAACGCTCCAGGCACATCCCTGGAGGACCGGACTCCTGTGGGCTCCGCCTCAGCGCGGCGAAGGCAAGCAGTTCGGCCTGGTGACCACCTACGACCTAGCTCCCCGCGTCTTCGTGGGTGGCTGGGGCTTCTCCGACCGCCAGGGATTCGTCCTTGGCCTTTCCTGGTGACCTGATGGCCGTCCACGGCAACACGAAATTCACGGAGGCGGACCGGGTGAAAGCCCGGAGGCTCTTCGTGGAAGAGGGTGCCACGGCGGATCAGGTGGCGGCAGTGATCGGCGCGTCTTCCCGTACGGTGCAGGGTTGGGTTCGGGACCTGGGCTGGCGGGATGCCCATGCCGCCTGGGTGGAGGTCCATGGGATCTCCCTGGAGGAGCTGGAGGACCGCGCCCTTCGGAAGCTGCTGGGCCGCCTCGAGAACGAGGCCGCCACGCTGGAGCCGGATGCGCTGCTGGCCCTGCTGACGAACATCAACCGTTTCAAGGCCCTCATCGCCAAGCAGCAGGGCTTCCGCCTGGTGGATGCCGCCCTGGTGGTGGGCGAGGACTTCCAGGCCTTCGTGCTTCGGGAGTTCCCCAACGAAGCGCCGCGCCTGCTGGAGGCCTGGAAGGCCTTTCTGGACGATGTCAGCCGGAGGAATGGATGACCGCCCATCGCGTTCACATTCCCCGGGCGACCCCCGCCAAGGCCCGCCGCAAGGCCGAGGAGCTGGAGCAGCTCATCGCCCGACTGCGGGAGATGGAGGACTTCCCGCTCAATGCCCGAACGGCTGAGGCCAAGTTGGCCCGACGGAAGGCTGCCCAGGCGAGTTTCCAAACATTCTGCAAGAACTACCTGCCCGACCTGATCCAAGGGGAGGGCTGCGTCCTGCATGACGCCATCGCCGCCGGCTGCCAGGCCCTGGGTGACGGTAAGGCCGCGCCCGTGTGCGATCCCGGTCCCTTCGGGGAGGTGATTGAACCCGCCGACCAGGCCATGGAGGCGGCGGAGATCCATGCCATGGCCGCGGCCGCCCCTCGCGGCCACGCCAAGAGCACCTGGGGCACCCTCGCGTTCAGCGCCTGGACGCTGCTCACGGGACGCAAGGGCTATGTGCAGGTGGTGTCCGACACCCAGGACCAGGCGAAGGGGTTCATTGAAGCCGTGCGCACCCTGGTGGAGGAAAGCCCCCGCATCCGAAGCGACTTCGGCGAAATCCAGACGGAAGGCCCGGAAGGGCTCATCGACTTGGTGGTGCCCGCAGGCCCCGAAGGCGAGAAAGCAGCCTTCCGCCTGGCCCGGCTGCAGGCCTTCGGCTCTGGCCAGCGCCTGCGCGGTCGCACCTTCCAGGGCCGTCGCCCTGATCTGATCGTCCTGGACGATGTGGAGAACGACGAGGCGGTGGAGAACCCTGACCGCCGCAAGAAGCTCCGCCGATGGTTCATCAAGGCCGTGCTGCCCGCGCTGGATCCCAGCTGTGGCGCTCTGGCCGTGTGGGGCACCATCCTACACGAGGACAGCCTGCTCTGGTCGGTCCTGCGCATGTTCGGCGGGGCCATCTGGCGCTGCTGGGACGAGGACGAGACTCCCCTCTGGCCTGAGCGCTTCCCTGCCGGCCATCTGCGCTGGCTGCGATCCACCATGGACGCGGAGGATCCCGGATCCTTCGCCCAAGAGATGGAGAACCGGGCCCAGGGCGATGATGAGAAGCCCTTCAAGGAGTTCAAGGAATACGAGGCCCTGCCCGAGCGCCTCACACTCCTGACCCACATCGATCCAGCCATGGGCAAGCGCCGGAGCGACTTCACGGCGCTGGTGACAGTCGGCTTCGCGCCGGACGGCCTCTGTTATGTGCTGGATGCGGTCATCAAGCGACTGGGCCCCATCGAGACGGGCCGCGCCATCCTCGCCCAGCGGGAGATCTACCCCGGGCAGGTACAGGCCGAAGATGTGGCCTACCAGGCCGCCCTGGTGGAGATCGTGGATCTCCTCGCGGCCATCGAGGGCGTGACGCTTCCGATCCGCCCGAAGAAGCCCATTGGCGGCTCGGACAAGCCCGCCCGCATCGCCAGCATGGCTCCCCACATCGAGACGGGGAGGGTCCTGTTCCCCAGGCTCAGCCCTCTCGCTCGGGGCAACGGGAATGTTGAGCCCTGCATGGTGGGTGGGGCCAGCGGCATCCGCAAGCTCCAGTCTCAGCTGCTCCAGTTCCCCAAGGCCGCCAACGATGACGGCCCGGACGCCCTTCAAGGCGCCGTGGCGGGCCGCTGGAAGAAGAAGGCCTTCGCCGGATCGGGCATCGGCCTGAAGCCCGGCCGTGAATCCTTCGAGGTGCGCCTGTGACCCGCCGCCGCCGTTCCCCACGCCCCGAGCAAGGGCGGGACAAGACCCCCAACCAGATGGGTGTGCTGAAGGACTCGGGCTATCAGATCCCCTGGCTGGGCCTGGGCCGCACCTTCAATCCCAACCTGGACACCGGCACCGAGGGCATCGGCACCTGGCGCGAGCTGCACGACGCGCTGCGCGATCCCAAGGCTGCCGCCTGCCTGGATCTCCGCTGCCAAGTGGTGGCTGATCTGCCCTGGGACCTGGTGCCCCAGCCGGGGACCTCGCCGCGGGCCATGGATCTGGTCCGCCGCGCCCTGAAGGGCCTGAACCTGGTGGAAGATATCGAGGAGATGGCGAAGGCCGCCTATTACGGCCTGGTGCCCCTGGAGGTCCACTGGGACACGGTGAAGGGCGAGCTGCTGCCGGTGGACCTGGAGAGCTTCGAGCCCATCCACCTAAGCTTCGATCCCGACCGCCAGCCCATGGTGGCCGGCGAGGTGGCTGAACCCGGCAAGCTGATCCTCCACCGGCACGGCAGCCACTTCCGCAACCCCTGGGGCCTGGGCCGGGGCCGCACCATCCCCCGCTGGGTGCGGGTCAAGGTGGCCATCGCTTACGCGACCTATCGGGACTATCCGCGCTATGCCCATGACCGCATGGTGTTCCGTTATCCCGACGGCACCCAGGATGAGGAGCAGGCCCGCTACATCCAGATTGCCAGCAAGCTCATGGACAGTCCCGGCGTGGTGATTCCCGAGGGGATGACCGCCGAACGGCTCCAGCTCGACAGCAAGTTCGAGATGGGCGTGAAGCTGCTGGAGGCTGCGGACTCCCAGATCGCCGTGGGGATCCTGGGCAACACCCTCACCACCAGCGAGGGCCGACACGGCACCCAGGCCCTGGGCTCCGTCCACCAGGAGCAGTCTGACCGGCAGGAGAGCGCCGATGCCCGCCGCATCGAAGCCACCCTGAACCGCACGCTCATCCCCTGGATCGTGTTCCTGAACCTGGGCCCCGACGAGGTTCCTCCGCTCTTCCGCCTGGAGAAGCAGGTCAAGGCCTCCATCAAGGACCGCCTGCTCTCCGTCACCACCCTCCGCAAAGAAGGCCTGAACCCCTCTGTGGTCTGGTTGCGGGAGACCTTCGGCATTCCCGCACCCCAGGACGAAAAGGACGAACTGGAGCCGCCCGAAGCTCCTGTGGCCATCCCGCTGCCGCCGGCGAAGCCTGGGGCGGCCACCGACCAGGAGCTGGAGGACCCCACTGAACTGGCGGACGCGGACATGGATCCCGCTGACGCCATGCTGGCCCGCTGGGCCGATGGCTATGTCCGGCGTCAGGGCGTGGTGGCCCAGCTGGTGGCCGCCGCCCTCCAGGAGGCCCAGGACTTCGCCCACGCCTGGACGGCGGCCCTGGCCGTCGCCAAAGATTTCCCCGTCAGCGCCGGGGAGGCGCTTTTCACGGCGATGCAGGCCGCCCGGAACCTTGGCGCCTTCCAGGCCGGGCAGGAGGGGCATGGCCTCGGGTTGGCTGATGGCCTCGCCATCGACTACGGGATGGTGCCGGACCAGGCCCTGGCCTGGCTGCGAGGCAAACTGCCCCTGACCTTCGACCAGGTGGAGGGGCTGAAGGACGCCGAGCTGCGGGCCCGCGCCTTCTGGGTGGCTGGCGTGGACCAGCTGAACCTCCTGACCGACCTCCAGGCCTCCATGGCCGACGCCTTGGCCGCCGGTACGCCCTTCGACGAGTGGAAGGCCACCTGGCTGACCCGGCTGTCGGGCCTGGGTGTGACCGAGGATCGGCTCCGGCTGGCCTTCGACACCCAGATCCACAGCGCCTACATGGGCGGCCGGATGACAGGCCTCCAGGCCAACCCCCTGGTGCAGAACCTCACCTATGTCACCGCTGGGGATGAGCGGGTGCGCCCCGCCCACCGCATCCTCGACGGCGTCACCCGACCCAAGACCGATCCCTTCTGGGACACCCACACGCCGCCCCTGGGCTTCCGCTGCCGCTGCCGTATCCGGGCTGCAGAAACCGACCGCAAGGTGACCCAGAGCACCGATCCCCGCCTGCTGACGCCACCGGAATCCGGCTTCGGCAAGGGGGCCCCCAGCTTCGCCCGCTACCTGGACACCCAGGCGCGGGAGGCCATGCCCTGGAAGCCCGTGCCCACGGGCAGCCCCGCCTGGTCCTGGCTGGATCGAACCGTCCCCAGCCCCATGGCCCCGGCACCCGCACCGCCGAGGATCTCTCCCACGGAAGGCCTGGTGACGGATCCCTCGGGCCGCGTGGTGGCCGCTCCCGGTGCCAACCAGCCAGTGCTGGATGCCCTCCAGGCGCCGGCGGAGATCTGGCTGGGCCCCGTGGAGGGCCCCGAAGGCCAGCTCGCCCTGCAGCTCAACTACCTGCTCCCCCTTCCCAACGACCAGGTGCTCCTGGTGCCCGTGCAGGGCGGCATTGTGCCGCGGGCCCAGGGACCCCAGGTCCTGTCTGATCCGGCCCCATGGCGCCGGGGTGTGAGGCTCCGATGAACCCATTTCGCCGCAAAGGCTCCTCCAAGGCCCCGAAGGGCCTTCCCCCCTGGCTTGGGTGGGCCAGGACCCTCCTCGCCGTTTTTAAAAGGGGTCTAAACGCACTCCGGCCCCTCCCGGGGGCCTCGGCGATCTGCCTGGAGGACCAGGAGGTCCCGGTGGTGACTTCGGGGGTCTTCAACGGCCACCGATTCACCGAGGCGGTGCTCAGGGAACTGGTGGAGACCTACAACTTCGCCGCCCAGCCTGCCCCCATCAAGCTCACCCACGCCGACAGGCAGAGCCCCGCGGCCGGCTGGGTAAAGGCTCTGCGCCTGGGTGAGTTCACCCCCCCTGGCCAGTCAAAGCCCAAGAAGGCCCTGCTGGCCACCCTGGCCCCCAATGATCTGGGGCGCGCCAAGGTCAAGTCCGGCGAGTTCCTGATGCGGTCCATCGAAGCCTGGCCGCCCACCCACCCGAGCAACCCCACGCCCGGGAAATGGAACTTCAAAGCCCTCGCCCTGCTGGGCACCGACAGCCCTGCCTGCCCGAATCTCGGGCCCCTCAAGTTGGCCGAGGACGCCAGCGAGGTGGAAGTGCCCGTCCTGGCCCTTGGCCTGGACGACGAATCCCTCCACAACCCCGGCGGCCCTCAGCCGCCCGCCCTGAAAGGAACAGCCATGGAGCTGACCCCCGAACAGAAGGCGGCCCTGGAAAAGGCCCCCGCCACCGAAGCCGCCCTCGCGGAAGCCCAGAAGAAGAACGCCGACCTGGAAGCCAAGCTGGCCACCCAAGCGCTGACGCACGACACCTCCGTGGTGAAGGCAAGCCTCGCGGAGCTGGTGAAGGACGCGAAGCTCACCCCGGCCCAGGCCGAGGTGCTGGCCCCCGTGCTGCTCGCCCTGCCCGCCGAGGGCGAGGTGAAGCTGGCCGACGGCAAGACCGCCAAGCCCCGCGAGGTTCTGATGGCCGTCCTGAGCGAGGGCGCCGCCCACGGGCTGAAGACGCCCCTCAAGGTGCCCGGCAAGCCCCCCGTGGAGCTGGCCGCCGGCAAGGGCGGCAAGTCTAAGGCCATGGCTGAGCTGGTGGACAAGTACAAAGCCTCCGGCAAGTCCCACGCCGACGCGGTGGCCTGCGCCGCCCAGGATCTCGACAAGGACGGCCAATAGACCGCCGGCACCGGGGGCCGGTCCTGGACTGGCCCCCGCATTCCGTCCCGGCCGGTAGCCGGGTCCCTCCTCGCAACCCTTTCCCGGAGTTCATCCATGTCCCAGTACGGACTGACCCTTAATGCCCCCATCGCGACCGATGTGACTGCCATGAAGGCGGCCTACGAGGACCCCGACACTGGCGTGGCCGTGGTCCCCAATGTCGCCAAGGCCAAGTGCATCGGCCTTTTCGTCGAAGACACCAAGGCCAGCGCCGGCCAGGTGGCCATCGCCACCGAAGGCGTGCAGCCCGCCGTGGCTGGCGGCGCCCTGTCCATCAATGACAGCGTCGCCACGGACAACCAGGGCCGCATGGTCCTGGCTGCCGGGGCCGGCGGCGAGAAGGTCTGGTGTGTCGGCTTCGCCCGGAACGCCGTGACCGCCGCAGGGGACACCGTCGACATCCTCATCCACCCCCACCAGGTCGTGATCTAGGCCTTCGGGCCTGGGACTGCACTGGGCCGCGAGGCCCTGACCTTCACCTTTCCGCCCCTTCAGACCTTCCTCAGGAGCCAAGCAATGCTGCACATCGCTGATGTCATCAACATGCTCCCCGGCACCTCCATCGCCTACAAGGGCGACGGGGGCATCGCCGACGAGCTGTTCAACACCATCCCGGTCGAACTCGAGGCCGGAACCTACACCCAGTTCGGCCGGGAGTTCGCCTTCCGCATGGAGGATCCCTCCATGTCCCGTCTCGGCGAGGCCAAGGAGATCGACTTCTCTGAGAGCCAGGTCCCCTTCCTGGCGAAGCCCTACGCCCTGAAGACGGGCATCGCCTACGACATCGAGAACCTGACCCCCGTCCAGGTGAACCGCATCCAGCAGGCCGTGACCGGGCTGACGGACACCCTCAACCGCTGGCGGGAGAAGCAGGCCTACACCCTGGTGGATTCATTCACCAAGGACGCCGTGGGTGCCAGTTGGGCCCTCGATGCCTCCGACCCCATCAAGGACGCCAAGACCCTCGGCCAGAAGCTGGCCATGCCCTCGAACTTCGCCGTCATCGGCAAGCGGGTCTTCGACAGGATGATCTATCACCCCAAGGTGGTGGCCCTCCGCGCCAACACCCGCCCCGGTTCCCTCACCAAGGAAGACCTGGCGGCCATCCTCGAAGTGGATCAGATCTTCGTGCCCACCATGAAGGCGAACACCGCCATCCGGGGCCGGGCCGAGACGCTGGACTACATCTGGGGTGACTGCTTCTTCCTGGGCCACAAGGCTCCCACCCAGGAGATCGGCACGGAGCAGATCACCTTCGCCGCCCTGCTGAAGGTGCAGAACTTCAACCTCAAGGCCGCCAACCGGGAATCCCAGGTCTACTCGTCCTCCGAGAAGGGTACCCTGGTCCGCGTCTGGGAGAACGAGGACCGCGGCTTCGCCGGCACCGCCATGGTGCAGGTGGGCCGCAAGTACGACACCAAGGTCATCGCCGCCGACCTGGGCCGTGGCCTCTCCGGCATCCTGGCCTAGCCATGGCCTGGTTCACCCCTGAGGCCCTGGCCACCCGGTTGTCCTCCCTGGAGCTGCGTCAGCTCTCCACGGGGGATGGCCGCGCCACGGCTCCGGACAACACGGTCCTTCAGGCCGCGCTGGACCGGGCCGAGGCGGAGGTGCGCGGCGTGCTCTCCGGCCGGGGCACCCTGGCCGCCGCCGCACCCACGGGCGCCCTCGCGGACATCACCCTCGACCTGGCGGTGGAAGGCCTCTTCCTCCGCCAGCCGGGGGAGGCCGCCAAGCTGCCTGAGGGGTGGGCGGATCGCCTCAAGCGATCCCGCCAGCTGCTGGACCGCTACGCCTCGGGGGAGATCCCCATCGCCACCCTGCCCGTGGGTCACCGTCTGGCGGCCCTCAACCCGGCTTCGCCCGTGGATGGGGCCTTCCTGTGAAGGCCTCCGAGATGCTCCGCAACCTCCAGGCCATGCTCGACCGGGCCAATGACCCGGCTCCGGTCCTCCGCGCCATCGGCGATCTCATGGTGGCCAGCGCGGACCGCAACTTCGAGGCCGAGGGCCGCCCCGCCTGGAAGCCCGTCGCTCCCGCGACGGCCCGCCGCAAGGCCAAGGCCGGGCACGGCAAGATCCTGATGTGGTCCGGCCGTCTGGCTCGCTCCGTCACCTTCAAGGTGGCGGGCCGGACCGTGGTCATGGGTTCCAACGAGCCCCACGCCCGGATCCATCAGGAGGGCGGGGTCATCCAGCGCCAGGGCCGGGAAGGCACCGTGCGGCTCCGCACCGACGCCAAAGGCCGCCTGCTCCGCCAAGGCAAGGAGGGCCGCAAGGCCCGTCTGGCTGTCTTCGCTTCCTCCTCGCACAAGCGGGCCGTGGAGCGGGCCTTCACCCATGGGGCCTACCAGATCCGCATCCCCGCCCGCCCCTACCTGACCTTCCAGCCTGGGGAGCCTGAAGCCTACGGCGCCCTTGTCATGGACTTCGTCCTTACCGGCCAGATCGGAGGCCGACCGTGATGTCCATTGAAGCCATCGAGCAGGAGGCCGTCACCAACCTGCTGGCCCTGGCCGATGGTGGCGAGATGCCCGAATTGGCAGGCTTCGCCATCGACAGCCTGGCCGGCCAGGTGGACCTGGAGAACGACCAGCTCCAGATCGCCACTCCCAGCCTTCTGGTGGCCGTGGTGGGCGCGGATCACGCGGGAGGGGCCGCGGCTGAGGCCGACACCCTGCAGCTGGCCTTCGTGGCTGTGGTGCCCGGCATGGATCAGAAAGTCCGCCGCCAGACCGCCATGGACGCCTTGATGGCCGTGCGGCGCTGGATGGACGAATTCGACACCCCCTACACCCCCACTTCAACCCGCACGGAGCGCCTCCACCCGGTGGTGGTCGCTGCGCTCTTCGCCAACCGGATCGGATGACCCATGCCGAAAGCCACCTCCCTCAACTCCACCCTCTGCCTGAACAAGAGCAACGACCCCTCCATCCCGGAGAAGGGCCTGGAGATGCCCGCGGGCGTCTCCGTCGCCGTCACCGCCGCCCAGGCCACCTACCTCGCGAAGCTGCCCGGCGTGGTGATCGACGACCAGGCCGCCAAGCCCTAGCCAGGACCCGATCCGGCCCCCGGCCTGGGAGCCCAGCGTCCTACTCCCCCCTGTTCAAATTCAAGGAGATCAAGCATGGCCACCGCCACTTTCAACCGGAAAGCCATCCAGGCCGCTCCGGGCTACCTCTACCTGGTTCCCACCCCGGCAACGGTGGTGGCCACCACCCCTGACACCATCACCAAGGAGTTGCTGGAGAACTTCCTGGTGGATGGCACCATCCGCAGCGCCCTCAAGGCTGGCATCAAGCCCTGGCGCGTGCTGGACGCCAACGGCCTCAACCTCACCATCAAGCAGGCGCCCGTGACGGTGAAGTCCGACGACGCCCCGGACGAGATCATCGGCTACGAGGATGTCGCGTTCGGTGGCGACACCACGGTGCTGGATGTGGATGTGAGGGGCTTCAAGGACATCCTCAGCGCCGCTGCTGCCCAGGTGCTCACCACCGTGGCCAGTCCCACTCAGGCGGGTCGGGAAACCCTGCTGGGCGGCGGCCAGCGCAATGTCACCACCTACCTGGGCCTCTACCGCTATGAGTCCAGGGAATTCCCCGGGGAATTCCGCCATGTCCTCATCCCGGCCATGGTCTTCAACCTCGATGGTGCCAGTCCCCTGGCCAAGGGGAAGGCCCGCGAGCTGAAGGTCAAGTTCCAGGCGCAGGACAGCGGCCTGCTCTACGACCCCGTCACCAGCAAGCCCGTGATCTGGGTCGAGGACTATGTCACCGCTGCGAAGACGGCCTAACCCATGGCTGACACGAAGAAACTCTCCCAGATCCAAATGGACATCGCCCTCCAGTTGGCCCCCCGGCTCACCGAGCCGGGGGTGTCCACGGAGATGGTGGCCACCTACCTCGCCTCGGCTTCCATCCTCATCAAGGCCCGTAAGGAGCCCGCCATGATGGAATCCCTCATTGAGCAGGCTGCCGAACTGCCCGCCGACAACGCTGCGGAGCTTCTCGCTGATTTTTTCGTGCAGTTCAAGAGCTGGAGCAAGCGTTCCCTCGGCTCTTTGGATCTGCCGACGCCGGAAGCGATGGCGAAGGTGGTTCTGACCGGCCGTCCGGAAGAGCCGCCCCCGGCCTCCTCGTCGCCCAGCTGATCGCCTCTGAGGCGGGGGGATGGGAGGCAGCCTCCCTCCTCCCCGCTGAGGATGCCCTCGCCTGGGCCGAGCGGATCCTGCGGGACCGCCGCTGGAGGGCCTGGGAACGAGCCCTCCAGATCCACGCCAGCGCCTTGCCCGCCTTCGCCCACGGCGGAAATGCCCCCGAACCGCCCCCACCCCCTGAGGACTGATGACTCAATACAAGGTCGAAGTCGAGTTCATTGCCCAGGTCGAGCAGCTGAAAGCGCAGCTCGCCCAGGCCATGTCCTCGATCAAGGGGACCGATGCCGCCGCCACCACCACCAGCTCCGCCCTGGATCGCATGGGCGGGGCGGGTGCGGCGGCGGGGCAGGGCATCAAGAAGGGGGCGGAAGATGCCAAGGGCGCTCTCACGGGCCTGGCGCAGGGAACGACTACTGCGACGGGTGAGATGGGCAGTGCCCTGACTGGGCTCATTGGCAAGGTCGGCCTGGTAGCCGCGGCCTGGAAGGCTGCGAGGGCGGTCTTCGGGTTCGCCGAGATGGGCATCGAATACAGCTCGCTGATGGAGACAGCCCAGCTGGGCATCGCCAGCCTCATCGCAGCCCAGGCCAAGCTGGTGGATGCCAAGGGACAGGAGTTGAAGGGCCAGGAGGCTCTGAATGCGGCGCTGGTCCTTTCCTCCGACCAGATGCAGAAGCTAAAGATTGCTGGCCTGGAGACCGTGGCCACCACCCAGCAGCTGGTCGTAGCTTACCAGCAGGCTGTGGGCGTAGGCCTCTCGGTCGGCATGAACCTGGACGAGATCCGCCAGGTCACCATCAAGATCACCCAGGCCGCCGCGGCCCTGGGCTTGCCCATGAACCAGCTGGCGGAGGAAGTCCGCGATTTGCTGCAGGGCAACATCAATCCGCGAAACACCCGGATCGCCACGGCCCTCCAGATCACCAACGAGGAAGTGCGGAAGTGGCAGGCGGCCGGCGGCCATACCCTGGCAGACGAGCTGAACAAGCGCATGGAGGCCTTCGGCCTGGCCGGAGACCTGGCGGCGAAGACCTGGTCGGGTGTCACCAGCAACGCCCTCGAAGCGGTCCAGACCATGGCCGGAGGCATGACCCAGCCGCTCTTTGAGCGGATCAAGACTGGTCTTCAGAAGGCTCTCGAAGACGCCTTTAACCTGAAGGAAGCCCGTATCAGCGATACCTTCGACGGCCTGGTGGAGGCCGGCAAGGTGGCCTCTGAGGCCCTGGGGGATCTCTTCCAGGAGGCGGTGGCAGGGCTGGTCCAGAGTGCGAAGGATCTATCCACCTGGTTCAAGGAGAACAGGAAGGATGTCATCGAAATGGTGGGCGCCGCCAAGGCGCTGGCCGAGCAGCTGGGAGGTGTGCTCAAGGATGTGGTCAACATCGCAGGGGCGGCAAATCAGGCCCAAGGTCAGTTCAGCATCCTGAAAACCCTGGTGGAGGGCATCGGCCTGATCGTTGCCGTCATCCGGGATGTGGTGTCTGTAGTGGCCTTTGGCCTCCAGACCGTGGGGGTGTTCCTGCTTCAGGGAGTGTTGGGCCCCATCCAGTTGGTGCTGATCGGCATCGGCGATGCGATGAACTATGTCAAAAAGGGATCTGGCGAAGCTGTCATCAAAGTGGCCGAGGACATGCAGAAGTTCCTCGACACGGGGCATGCCGGAGCCGATGCGTTTCTGAAGCCATTGCTGGAGGGCAAAGGTGCGGTCGCCCAGTTCGGGGACTCCTTGCTCGATGCAAAAATGAAGGCCGAGGCCCTGGGAAACGCCACCAAGAAGGCCGCGGAATCGACCACCAAGGTGCTTCCGAGGCCCAAGCCGTCCGAGGCGGCTGACCTCACTGGAGTCATCAGTGCGGCGGAGCACCAGGCCCGGATGGCGGCCATGCGGGCCGATGCCGAGGAGAGGGCCACGCTGGAGCAGCAGAAGCAGCACGCGCTGTCAGAAGCGAATAAGCAATACCTCAATGAGCGGGCCCGCCTGATGAAGGAAGCGGGCGAGGGCAAGTTCAACGGCAACCAGGGCATGCTGAACGAGGAGTGGGCGGCCAACCAGGCGCGGCTCAAGGCCAAGCAGGCCAGCATCGAGCAGCAGTACGCCGACAAGCGGGCCCAGATGGAGGCCGACCTCCAGGCGAAGCTCACGGCGGGCGAAGAGGGGGGACTCCAACAGCGATTGGAGGCTGTCCGGAAAACCATCGAGAAGATGCGTCACGAAGCCAAGGTCCTCTGGACTTCCGAGACGACGGACGCCCAGAAGGCAGCCCAGGATACGGAAATCGTCCGGGCTGAGCAGGCCCTCAAGGAGCGTGCCCGCCAGGATCAGATCCGCGCCGATCTGGGCAAACTGAAGCAGGAGCTGGCAGAACTGGCCCAGATCAAGGGTTACGCCCTGAGCTTCTATGAGCAGGAAGAAGTCCTGGTCCGCTTCGCTTCCCGGTCGAAGGAAGCGGCAGAAGCTGTGGGCAAACTCCGAGCCGAATTGCACATGGAGGAGTCCGGCACACAAGGCTGGTTTGCAGGCATCCGCAGCTGGCTAGGCCAGGCGGGGAACGCCTTCCTGACCTTCAAGCAGCTCGCCACTTCGGTCATGAGCGGTGTGGAGCAGTCCTTCGCCCGGGGCATCTCGGGGCTCATCTCCCATCAGATGACCCTCGGGCAGGCTATGAAGGCCGTCTGGCAGGGCCTGGTGCAGACGGTGGCCCAAGCTGTGGGGCAGATGATTGCCCGATGGGCTGCCATGGCTATCGCCAAAAAGCTGCTGGGGATCCAGGAGAACGCGGCAGACGGGAGCCGGACGGCGGCGTCTTTGGTGACGGCTACTGCCGAAACCTGGGCCGCCTACGCGGGCATCCCTGTTATGGGACCAATTTACGCAGCCGCCCAAATTGCCGCCATGTATGCCAGCATGGCCGCCTCCACAGGGCTGGCGATGGCAGCCGGCACCACGGTGACCGCTATGTCTGTCGGCGGTCTGGTCGAGAAGCCCCAGTTCACCTGGTTGGCCGAGAAGGGCGAACCCGAGGTGGTGGCCCCTCAGCGGTCCTTCATGGACTGGGCACGGCACCTCTTCGGGATGGGCGCCAACCTCCAGGCCAATGTGGGTCGCAATGACCGCATCGCCATGGACTACGCCCTCCAGGCTGGCGACTACTCCCGCGCTGCGGCCGAGGCCGGGCGGGGTAGCTCCACCTCGGCCGTGTCCCAGGCCGGGCCCATCCACCTCCATGCGCACCTCGATGGCCCGATCTATGACACTTCTCAGCGGGGCATGCGGGAGCTGGGCGGCATGGTCATCGACGCGGCCCGGGCCAAAGCCCGGGAGGTCGGGGTTGTGCTGGTGCCCGGCGAAGTCTTTAGGGGGGTCTAATGTCCCGCTGGTATGTGACCGCCATCGAGCGCCTGGGGCCGCCCAACACCCTCTGGCCTTCAGTCTTCGGCCCGGCGGCGGGTGCCGATCCCATCACCGCCAATGGCCTGCACACCAAGGACCTGACCCCCTACCTGCTGCCGCTGGCCGAATTCAGCGCCCAGATGGAGCGGGACCTCACAGGAGGCAGCTTCTCCAGCATCAAGCTCGATCTCGAGGACCGGGACGGCACCCTGGCTGACCTGCTGGGCCCCTTCAGCGCCCTCATGGCGACCTCCGGCCGCTACTACGGCCCGTGGATCAAGGTCACCGAGCGCTGGGGCGTGAGCAGCTCGGCGCAGCGATTCGTGGGCTACCTGGACGAGACCTCGCTCCAGTGGACCGCGGATGCCAAGCGCACCCAGGCCACGGCCCTCCACGCCAGCCAGCTGCTCAAGGAACGGAAGATCACCGACTATCCCGAGCTGCTGCGCCCCTGGCCCAGCGTGCCGACCAACGCCAGCCAGGAGTTCGCCCAGAGCACCGCCGACGCCCTGCTGGACGCCGCGGCGCCCGCCTACACCCCCCGGGTGGATGCCGTGGCGCTGGAGGCCGCCCTGTGGGCCGTGGGGCAGCTCTCGTGGATCGCCAGCACCTCGGAGTTGACGGTCTATCGGGTGACCTACCACCCCGATTCCGATCCCACCCACGGCAGCTCCACCACCACCTACCCGGTGCCCACGGCTCCGGCCGCCAGCGTCATCATCGGCGGCACCGCCTACGCGGTGGATCATCTGGAGTGGGATCCGATCAACGCCGAGGTGGTGACGGGCGATCCCTCCATGAACGGCAGCATCGCCACCAAGCACCCCGTGCGCATCGTCCTCCAGGGGGCTCCCGACCTGACCGGCCACCTGCACTTGGGCGATACGGTCACCTGGGGCATCCCCGAGGCCCAGCGTACGCACTACCTGCTGAACGGCTCGGTTATCACCGCGCCGGCGGCGGGCAGCGATGGGGCCAAGTCCATCCAGCTGAACACCGTGGAGCAGCTGGCGGCCGGGGACACCCTGACCCTGACCTTCACGGATGCCACCAGTGGCACTCCGCGCACCGCCACCGCCGACCTGCCCACGATCATCGACCTGGACGGCGAGACGGGCCGGGTCTTCTTCGCCACGGCCCTCACCCAGGGCTACTCCCATGTGAGCAAGGTCCGGCGGAACAGTCAGGACCCCGTGCTCTTCGATGGTCTGGCCTACGCCCGGGCCCTGGTGGCGCCCTTCGCCCTGGACACCAGCACCTTCGTACCCGCGCCGACCGACACCCCGGTCCTGGTCTTCCGGCCCTACGACGCGGCCACGCCCCCCCTGTACGGCGTCCACCACCTGCAGACCACCAACCAGGCCGGCGCGCTCCGGGCGGCCCGCCGCGGCTCCGACAATGGCCTGGGGGCCTTCCCCTCGGCGGGGATCTGGTCGGGCGCCTGGGGCGGGGCGTGGTCCTGGCAGGGCCTGCCCTCGGCTGACGCCACCCACCAGGTACTGGGCGATGTGCTGCAGTTCCCCGGTGGGGTGAATGCCTTCACGGCCCCCGTGATCTACATCGAGGGGGATCTCTCGGATAGCGCCCCCACGCCCCCCAATGGCTGGCGGCCCGCCTGGCGCAGCTGGAAGGCCCTGAATCAGCTCAGCCAGGATCCCGAAAGCACCTGGACGGGCAGCGCCGTGGCCTGGGCGCCCACCACGGCCACCGGAGACATCCCGGCCAAGCTGGTGGCCTTCGCCGCCTCCACAGCCACCCCGGGCCGCTACACCCGCACCAGTGGCGGCGCCTGGACCTTCCACCCGCACACCGCCGACGCCACCCTGGGCAGCGCCAGCACCCCCACCCTGACCGGCAGCCTGCCCTCGGGCAACTGGCTGGCCCTGGGCATGGGGATCTGGGCCCCCACCTCCCCGGCAGCCGACGAACAGGAGGCCCTCCTGGGCCTGGTGGCTACGGGCAGCAGCTACCCCTTCACCGAGGTCAAGGCCGTGCTCCTCAGCCAGGCGGCCGGAGGCAACCTCACCCTGCATCAGGCGGTCTCTCTGTGGGCCACGGGCACCATCCCGGCCGGGCCCTGGGCCCTGGGCGGCGGCCTGGTGGTGCAGACCTGGAAGCAGACCATCGACGGGCTGGACTACCCGCACACCGTGCTGCACAAGCTCAACGGCAGCACGGTCCTCACCACCGACCTCAAGACCTTAGAGGTGATCCCCCAGACCATTCAGCCCCTCCTGCGGCGCGGCGCGGCCGGTTCCCGGGTCATCGGCGGCTGGTACGCCCTGGCCCTGGAGACCTTCGCCGATGCCAACTATGCCCCCAGCCGCCGCCTGCGGTTCCTCCACTTCGATGAGACGCTGACCCTGGTCAACGGCATCCCCGAGGCCGACCCCAGCACCCCCACCGACCGGGGCGCCTACTTCAGCCGTGGCGAGATGGTGGCCAGCATCATGCCCGACGGGGCGATCCTCGCCAAGATGGTGCGGACCAGCAACACCGTCGATGAAATGGCCGGCCTGGTGGGCGGGCGGCTCTTCACGGTCGGCAACACCCTGCCCACCACCGTGGAGCGCCTGAAGCTGGGCGCCACCGTGCCCCAGGGCCAGATCCTCTCCATCGCCCACTCCGGCGACGGCATGACCGCCTCGGCCTTCCTGGAGAAGTTCGCCGCGGCCCAGCTGGCCAGCGCCGTGCCCGCCGCCGATGGCACCCTCTGCCTGGTGAGCCGCTCGGATGGCACGCTGCGCACCCGCACCATCGGCGCCCAGAAGGTGGGGGTGCAGGCCACCGAATGGGGCAAGCGCTCGGTGACCCAGGCCTGGGAGGGCTACCTCCGCAAGGTCCGCGTCACCTACACCGATCTGCTGGCGGGCAGCACCGCCTCGGTGGAAGTCAATGGCAGCTTCGACGGGGGCCGCATCCTCGATCTGGACCTCAGCGACATCCTGGCCTCGGCCACCATGAGCGTGGCCATCGGCCGAGCCGCGATGACCTGGATGGGCCGCCCCGTGCCCGTGATCAACGAGACCTGGACAGACCGCACCCTCGGCAAGGTGGGCGACCAGGCGCCGACCTTCTGGGCCGACTGGCGCGTGGGCGACCGCGTACCCCTCACGCCCTACACGCCGCCCGCCACCATCACCACCTGGAAGATCCTCCAGATGACCCCGGCGCCCGAAGGCCGGACCGTCAAAGTCCAGCTGCGCAAGCAGCCCCTCACCTCGCCGGGGGAATGATGAGCTATGTCTGCTACGGCTCCGCCCGAACCCGGATCACCCTTTACGGCCCGGATGGCGTCACGCCCCTGCAGCGGATCACCCTGCAGAAAGAGACGCGGGAGGCGCTTCTGCTCTCCTGGCCGCCCGAGGGCGTGGAAAGCAAGTTGGGCTCCGGGGCCAACTACGCCCGGCACTGGGCGCACAACGGCTTCCGGCCCGCCCTGGCCATCAAGTGGGACAGGGGAGTGCAAAGCTCGATGGAGACCTGGGCGAGCGGCGCCTGGGGCCCGGCCGCCGTTCTTTTGACCCCCATCGCCCTCAGCTACATCTTCAACAAGGCCATGGTGACGCCCTGCCTGGTGGAGCCCCACCTCGACAAGGACTACAGCTTCAAGGCCCAGCCCGACCCCGGGAAACCTTTCGCACTGAAGGATATCAAGAGCGTGGCCCACTCCGACCTGGAACTGGTGCTCATCGCCGAGGAGCTGAGCGACATCCCCGACTGGGCGGTCCTATGAGCTACACCGTCGTCAACACCGCGCCCGCCACTCGGGTCAGCCTGCTCGATGCAGCCGGCGTGCCCCAGGTGCGCTGGACCCTGCAGGCGCCCGAGCGCGAGGGCCGCGAGATCCGCTTCAAGCCCGAGGGCGTGCTGAGCGTGCTGGGCAGCGGCACGAACTGGCGCCGGCGGTGGGCGCACCAGGGCTTTCGCGAGGAGTTCGTCATGCACTGGGGGTACGGCCTCACGAGCACCCGCGAGACCTGGACCGGCGCCGCCTGGTCCGCGCCCGAATCGCGCCTGACCGCCGAGGCCCACACCGAGATCCTGGACTGGAGCGCCAGGCTGGCCGTGCAGGTGGAGCCCTTCGTGGGCGAGCCCCTGCCCAAGTTCCAGGCCAAGGCCTACGAGAAGGGCCCCAGCCTCGCCGACACCAAGGGCGTGGCCCACCCACGCCTGGAGCTGGTGCTGGCGGCTATGGTGCTCTCCAACAGCATCGTGCTGGCCAGAAGTTCTGGCGGCTATGGCCTCGGGCCCTACGGCCTCATGGGTTGGGGGCTCTGATGGCGGCCACTTACACGGTGAATTTCAATTTCGTCAAGCCTGCCCAGGGTGACGGGGAAGAGAACAGCCAGACCTGGGCCGATGGTATGAACGCCAATCTCGACCAGATCGACTCCCTCCTGAAAGGCCTGCAATCCCCCCGGGCCTCGGTATCGGTCACCACTCCCGTCCTCGCCCCTGGCGCCACCTGGGAGGGGACGATCACCCTACCCAAGGCCTCCGACCTCCTGCGGATCGCCACCGACCGCCCGTGCGTGGTGCGCGCCTATGGCAGCGCCGCAGCACGCACGGCGGACTCCACGCGCCCCTACACCCAGCCCCCTAGAGGGGGTACGGGGCTCCAGTTCCAGGGCACCACAATCCCCGAACTGCTCAGCTTCAGCTGCGATGCGAGTCTCTTCAACGACGACGGGGAAGTGGTCACCACGATCTACCTCAGCGTCATGAGCATGGACATCTCGAGCGGCACCATCACCATCACGCCGACCGTCGTCCCAAAGGAGCATTAAGATGCCCGCCATTTCATGGTCTCGAGCCGATGCAGCCGCCAACAGCAGCACCCCCGCTGCCGTTATGCAGGCTCTCGTCGCTTCTGCCGCGGCCCAGGGGTGGGCGGTCGATTACGCCAACTCCAACGCCATCGGGACGGGAAGCGCCGGAAGTCCCAAGTTCGACACGGTGGCCTACGCCTCGGGCGCCAGCGTGGGCATCATGATCCTCAAGATGCCCCTGGGCTCCCTCTCAACTCAGTGGCTGGTCAAAATCGAGGTTGCTTGGGGGACTTCTGCGGGGGCCTGGCTTTTGAAAGTCACCACTGCGACCTCCCAGTCGGGGGGGGTGCTGACAGGTGCAGGCAGCATGATCACCATGGGGAGCGCCTCGGCTGCCGCTATTTCGGTGGAATACTGGGTGGGCGTCCATGCGAATGAGTTTGTTATTTCGCTACCCAATACTTGGCTCATCGCAGTGGGTCGAAAGCGCACGCTGGCGGGGAGCTATCTGGATGACATCGGGTTGATGTCCTTCGCGTCATCCTCCAGCTTTGCCGCCGGATACCCGGCTCCCGTCTCGATGACCTTGGTGATGGGTGGGCTGTGCCTGGTCCGGAACATCGCCCAAGGGGAATATACCTCCGTCAGGGCGCTCAGCTGGGGACATGTCGGGGGCGGAACGGGCTACATATCTGCGGACACGATGACGGACAATTCCGCGGCCTACGGTTACCCGGTCGCTCCCTTCTGGATGGGGAATGGGCCCGGGGGGTTCCCAAGGACCTTCGCGATCTTCTGCCTCAATGACATGCCGGCCCCTCTGAATCATTTTGCGGTCACCGTAGATGGAGCAGATCGCTTGTTTTTCGTCCCGGCTACCTATGCTGGGATGTTGATCGGCAATGCGAAATGGGCCTTCGCGAAGGAATGAGCATGTCTACGCCGACCCGAACCCTCACGGACCTTTCCGGCCTCATGGGCGCAAATAGTCCCCGCAGGAAATGGCGGGCCATTTCATTCCACTTCGTCAGTTTCCGGAACATGCCTGCCTTTGGGCAGCAATATCCACTGCTCTGGTAACTCCGCCAGCGCTGGCTGGTGAGTCGGTAGGGGAGCTGGCCTAGCACTTGCAATTCGACAATGCGTGGCAGCCGACGGCATGGAACCAGCCACGGTCCCGGCCGTGCAGGCCGGCGGCCACCAGGCCCACAGCGGGGCACCCGCGCCACCGTCCGGCGTGACCATCTACCAGACGGACCTGCCCAGGCTCTGGCAGCCCGCCCCTGCCTGGACCGTAGTCAGGTCCATGCTCTGGCCCCGGATCCCTCCCGATCCCATGCCGCTCAAGGGGCAGCGCTGGCCGGTGAGTCGGTAGGGCCTTCATCTTGTTCAAGACCTATAGTGAGGGCCCCTTTCGGGGCCCTGCACTTGGGGTTATCTCTTCTTTTTTGGCGGCTTTACCGTTTCACGGATGGTGTGGGACGGGTCGGTCACCGCCTTTTGGGCCGGTACAAACCGGCCATTTCTGGCATCTCGAGTTCGTTTCGCCACGGGGGCTCCTCTTCTAAGTGGTTGAGATTGGAAGAAGGGCGCCCTACACTTCGATTTCCAGACCCATGCAGGGCGCCCAAAGTGACTTTGCAAGGTGTTCCGCGGCCAGGAGCGCCAACTCCTGGCCGTTTTACTTGATGCCGGCCCCCTTGCGGGCCTCACTCGTTGAATTGCGCATTCTTCACCTCCCGATACTTCGGCATAGGCCTTTACCACCCAACAGGAAGCCCGCTGGGAGAAGGATTTGGCGCCCATTCAAATCCTAGAGAGATATTTGCGCTAAGGGTATTTCTTGTCAAGCATACCAATCGGATTTTTCCACTGATTAAAAAGGTCATGCGAATTAAGCACTTCGGCTTAGCCCATAGACCGTGGTCCGGCATAATTTGCGGGTAAGTGGAGGGGGAATAGCGTGGAATCGGGCATTATGGCCTCCATGTGTGGACGCATGGTGGCCATTGCCCTGAAGAAGCTGGCTGCCCTTGAGGGCAAGGGGAGATCTGTCCGAGACCTTGTGACCACATACACCGATAGGTACAACTTGGCGCCCACTCAGCAGGCTGTAACGGTTCACCAGGAAGGCGGGGAGTGGATCTTCTCCGAGCGGACCTGGGGCATGTGGCCACCCTGGGCATCCAAGCCCCTGATCAACGCCATGGCCGAGACGGTGCCTCAGAAGCCAACCTTCCGGAAGGCCTTCCAGTCCGGGCGCATCCTGGTGCCCGTGAGTGGGTTTTATGAGTGGGCGACTATTGGAGGCCGCAAGCGGCCTTACTTCATTCATCCGGCGGATGGGGAGCACTGGTGGTTCGCGGGGCTGGGCGACGACGCCGGGGCATTCGTCGTGATCACCACTTCAGCCAACCAGGCCATGGCCGAGCTGCACCACCGCATGCCCGCCATCCTGGGCCGAGAGAACCTTCAGGCCTGGCTCGATCCTGCATCTGCGGCTGATGACCTACAGACGCTTCTGCGGCCCTGCCCAGACGACTGGATCGAGGCCTATGAGGTGAGCCCGGCCGTGGGGGACCCTAGGAACGAAGGGGCGGAGTTGATCAGGATGCTGGTGTAGGTGGAGGGGCACATGACTGAACAGAACCCGGGGACGAAGAGAGGGACTCCGTCACCGCTCAAGAAGTTCTGGGTGATACGGGTTCGTGGCCAATACATTCGCATTGAAGGGATTTCCGAGCATCTACCCCCAGGGGTCCCCACGCCCTTTGAAAATGCCAGGGCCGCCCATCAAGGCGCCCGATGTTTGGACATGGGGATGGGCCTTGTGGTTGAGATCGTCGTGAGAACGCGAGGGTGGTTGGTCTCTGTTGGCCGGGGGGAGATCCCAGGCATCAGGGTCCAATCGGCCAAACTCAGCGGCCCCATCGTACGGATGAAGAGGGCTTCACGCTGATCCGTCATAATCCTTGGAGGTTCCATACATTTTGAAGCTTTCAGGCCAATCCTTTTTGACGCGCTACAAAGAAGTAGGCGGGCTCCCGCCGGCGATTCGGTGGCTTCGAAGCCCCCCTCACTGCCCAAAAAGAAGCCGCCTTTCGGCGGCTTCAGTGGCGGAGAGAGGGGGATTCGAACCCCCGGTACTGGTTTACCCAATACACTCGCTTAGCAGGCGAGCCCGATCGGCCACTCCGGCATCTCTCCAAGGCTTTCCAGATTACCGTTGGGTCGGTTCCGGCACAAGGCTTCTTGCCGGGAGCCGCGTCCCGCCTTCAAGATGAAGGCACGGAGGGATGGCCGAGCGGTTTAAGGCAACGGTCTTGAAAACCGTCGTGGGTGTGAACTCACCGCGGGTTCGAATCCCGCTCCCTCCGCCACCTCTGCGCCTCGCCACTGCGGGGCGCATTTGTTTCAGGGTGGAGGTGGGGACTTTGAAGCCACCGGATCGCCACCCCGACCCTCAACTCCGCTGGTCCCACCCTTCCGCCGCCCGGAAGCTGTGGTAGCGGTCGTGGCCGAGGATGAGGTGGTCGGCCAGGGGCACGCCCAGGGATTCGCCGGCGGCGAGGAGGCGGCGGGTGAGCTGGGTGTCTTCGCGGCTTGGGGTGGGATCACCGCTGGGGTGGTTGTGGAAGGCCAGGGCAGTGGTGGCGCCGTAGCGCAGGGCCTCGCGAAAGAACTCCCTGGGGCTGATGAGGGTGGCCGTGGCGGTGCCCTGGCTGAGGATGCGCTCCGCCAGCAGGTCGCCTTTGGCGTTGAGTGCGAGCAGGCCGAAGCGTTCCTCGGTCCAGCCCTGGCAACGGGGCAGCAGGTAGGTCCCCGCAGCCCGGGGGCTGGTGATGCGCAGGCGCTCGGCGCTGCGGGAACCCCGGCGGGTGAGCTCCAGGGCGGCCCAGAGCTGCCCGGTCTTGGCGGGGCCGAGGCCCGGTTGGATCAACCAGTCGCTGAGCCCCAGGGCCAGCAACCCGGCCAGGCCGCCCGTGCGGCCGAGCACCGCCTGCGCCAGCTCCACGGCGCTCTGGCCTTGGCGCCCCGTGCCCCAGAGCAGGGCCAGGAGGTCGGCATCGGACAGCCCTTCGCCGTGGCCTGCCAGCAGGCGCTCCCGGGGACGCTGGTCAGGGGATAGATCGAGGATTCGCATGCAGGGCTCCGGTCGATGGGGACGGCGTTGGGTGGGTGCTGAGGTTCGGCCTTCCTTCTGGACGGCCGAACCTCAGCACCGGGTCCAGGCCCGGAGCAGGGGGCGGTACCGCAGGAGTTCCACTGCTCCCGAGAGCTCCAGGCGAAGGCAGAGGGCTTCCTGGCCGTGGTGGAGAAACCAGACATTCGCCGCGGCCCGGCGCTGGGGCATGACCGTGATGGGTCGCGGGCGTCCATCCCGCCATCCGCTGTCCGCCAGGCTCGGTGGGAGGGGGACGGCCGCGGGGCAGCCCCAGTCCACCCCGGCGGGGAGGCGTACGGAGATCCGCCCTTCGCAGGGGCCTTGGCAGGGCTCCAGCACCACCACGCGGCGGTGGGTGGAGGCCAGGCGGAAGGCCAGATGCAGGCTGCGGCACAGCTCCGTCCGCGCGGTCCGCAGGGGCGGGCAGAGGGGGGCCGGAAGGCAGGAGGCCATGGCTTGGACGAAGCGGGAGAGGAGGGACACTGGGGGCGGCAT